TTTGCTCTGCACCCACTCTGGCAAGTTGTCTTCGGCATCAATGATGCTTTGCAGTTCGTTGGCTGCTGATTCAATGGTGTCAATGTCATCCAGAGCCATGTCGCCTTCGCGATCATATTCGCCCTTTTCTGCTGGATCGTCTTCACCTTCCTTGGTCATCAACTTTGACTTGCCTGATGGTCCTTTGGCGCCAATGCTTTGTTTGGTACCTTTTGGACGTCCACGTCCACGCTTTTCTCCGCTGGCTTCGTTGTCATCATCTGCGCCAACTGAATTGCCTTGGTCGTCTGTACGACGTGTTACCATACGGCCTGTGGCAGTGTGTTTGATGTCATGCTTGGCACCACGTTCGATGCTGCCAACTTTGGGAGTAGAGGCTCTTGATGTGCTCATATCAAACGCAGTGCCTTTGGAACGTTCTTCGTCCATTTCAGGCTTGGCACCTTTACGCAACATGGCAAAATCGTTAGCATCTAGTTTGCCATTTTTGTTCATGTCAATTTTCTTTTGCTTGGGACTCAATGCACTGCGCATGGCTTCGGCAGCCACATCGCCTAACATTTCATCAACTTCTTTTTTTGCATTGGCAATTTTGTCGGCAAAGTTAAGTTTCTTGCCGGCTTCTTTCACACCTTCAGGATCGCCACCAGGTGGTTTGATTCGGCCTTTGGGATCAGACTGAAATGTTCCACCTTTGATTGTGCCACGAGCACTGCCTGGTTTTTCTGTGTCAGGTACCAAGGGTTTGTAATCTTTTCCAAATCCTGGACTGGCTTTCTTCACTGGAGCCGATGCTGCCGGACCAGCACTTTCTTTTGTTGGAGCAGGATAGCGTTTGGCCAATCGTTGTGTTTCGTCTGGTCTAGGACCATATGCAGGATCAGGCATGTCGTAACCCAGTTTGTCTTTGATCTTGTTGATCACACCTGGTGCTGTTCTGTCTACATACTTGGTTTGTCCTCGAGCATCCCTGGCAGCAGCACCAACGTCAGCAGTTGGAAAGTTCTTGACAGAATATCCTTTACCCATAGTCTTGTCAAGACTTTGTGAGGCAGCAACTCCTGCGTCACTGTGTGGTGTTTTGTAATTTTTAGTATCTGGGCTGAAGGAATACTCTGGACCTGGTAGATTTTTGTTAGGACCTGAACGACCTGGACCAAAGTCTTGACCTTCGTCATACTTGTCATATTTTTTTCTAACGGGATCAAGAGCCTTGCCTTCACGTCCAGCCTTGGCCAATGCCTCCATGCCTTGTTTGCCGTACTTTTCATAGCCTTTGGCAGCACGACTCATGTCACGCTCATTCAACTGCTTGTGTGTGACTTCAGGGGTAGCACGGATGCTGTCTAGTTTTTTGTTTAAATCATAAAAGAAACTCATTGTATTATCCTCTTGGGTTGGCGCCAGTGGCTGGCTTGGGTGGACGATTGATCTTGCTCATTGGGCTCTTGTTGCCCGTTGGAATATCATTTGTGGTTTTGGCAGGAGGTGTCTTGCCCCCAGCCACGGTGAAATTGGTACGGTATGCATTTTTCAACACAGCATGATCATAAGGACCAGTAGCGTAGTCTTTCTTCAAGGCCTTTTGTTCTGCGTCAGGTGCAGGATAATCTGAGTCATCCAACAGATCTCGGTTTTGTGCATCAATCTTTTCATACTCATCTACCAGCCCATCCACATATGGTGTGGTCTGCATGATGACATGATTGGGGTCAAATCCCATCAACTGTGCCAGTTGTTTGATCTGTGGCTCAATGGCTGGATACTTGAAGCTGACGTCAAACATTGTTACTGAATCGTTTTTGTTGTTGGGAAAGTCAGTGGGTATGATCTGTATTGGGGTGGTTTTGGGATCACCCATTTTCACAGGATCAAATTGATCCAACTTCTTTTTCAACTGGTTTATCAAATCACCGGACGGTTTGCCCAGCATTTTGATACGATAATTGTATGTACGTTCGCTTTCGGCGAGGTAATGGGCAAAATTTTTCATATCAGGTTCCTGTAACATATTTATTCTTTTTTATCTTTTTGATCTTTACTGAGCAATCGTTCTAGTAGATCGTTGCGACTCAACACCATGCCCTGTGCTGTTTGCATGCTTTCGCCGCTGCCTTCTGCTGCCTTGGCATCCAGCACTGCTTGTTGTTGATCCAGTCGCATTTTTTTCAACTGTAGATCAATCATCTTCAACTTCTTGTCCATTTTGGCTGTTTTTGCTGTGATAGCATGCCCCAACATGTTGCTGGCCACACTGAATATTTCGCTGGCAAATCTTGAATCAACTTGCATGCCCAGATCCATTAGATCATTGTAGCTGCTTTTGGCCAGGTCGGCCAGGCCGTCCATTTCTTCGTCGTTGGCTTCTAGGCCACGCACACCTGGCAGGGCTTGATCAATTTTGTCTATGTTGTCGTCTAGGGTTTGTAGCTGGGCACGGAAGTCTTCCGCAGTCTGTGGGGTAGGTTCGTCTTCTACGGGTGTTGACGGGGGTAAGTCAAACAAGGATTCAAGTTTACGGGTCATTCCCTATTTATGGGTCAAGCTCGGCCGTTTGCAAACATATCGTTCTCGGTGATGACTCTAAAACTTAGGCCGTTTTTTCTGGCCCATTTTGTAGCAGCGTCCCATTTGGCATAGTTGATTGCTACCACAGCACGGTCTCTGCTGTTCATTTTTGACTCAATCACACTTTGACTTTTGGGTTTGATTTCAATCAACTCAGCTCGCATGGTGTTGTCCCTGGTGCGATAAGTTATTAGAAAATCTGGAATATACTGTGTGACCTTGCCTGTTATGGGATGACGATAAGGAATAGCAATGCTCTCTGACGCCCACTGCAACACATGATCATTGGTGTCACAGAACTTCATGAAGCTGAGTTCCCAACCTGATCTATAGCGTGGTGTACCATTGCCCGCGTACTTTTCACGATTGACTATGACATAGTTGCCTTGTGCCCAGCGACTCATTTTAGCACATTTCTAGCTTGATAGAAATTGGGTGTTACTGCCACGCCCACGCCCAGCAGCGTGGCTCGGCTGCGGATACTGTTGAGATAATAGGCCAGGCTGGCACTGAGATTGACCCCGTTGAGTCCTTGAAACTCTTTCAACAATGTGAGTGGTGATATGCCTGTGTCTTGTGCCACTCTGAACAGACTCATGGTAAAATTGCCTGCTGCCTGTCGAGTGGTCATCACACTAGAAAAATAACTGAAAACCACATCATATTCGTTGGCCGGCACATCTACTTCATAACTGTAGAATTGATCAAACAGTCTCACTGTGAGATCTTTATTGGGGTTGGTATAGTTTACGGTGCTCATGATTTGAACGGCGATTTGGCCCCTGCGTTGTCTACCCCTCGACCAGTGACTGGCGCAGTCTGTGGTGCAATTTTGGGCGTGGGGAACAGCCAACCATTGGCCTTGTTGGCCACTTGACGTACACCACCTGGTATACCTTGTCGGAGAGTTTCAGTACCCAGAGCCACGGCTTCACTGGCTGCAATACTGCCAAGATTTTTGCCTTTGAATGTTCGGCTGAGTCTGGCAGCTTTCTGTGCTGCGCCAATGTAGCCCAGAACTGATCCACTTTGCAAGTCACCAAGAATGCCAGCACCTGCATCCAACAATCCGCCCTGACCAAACACAGTGGCATTGGCGCCGGGTCTAGCAATGGGACTCACAGTTTTGTCATAGTGTGCGTCAGTGGCAAAACCTTGTACGTTGGGGTCACCGCCTGATTGTGCTCGACCCAAGGCACCTGAATAGTATTTCACAGTTTCATATGCAATGGTCATTGAGTTTTGCATGGTGCCAGCACCTTCAGAATAATTGTATTGGTCGCCGCCCCAGGAAGTGATTAGTGGATTGATCAACACATACTCTGCAAACTTGCGCTGGTCCATGCCGTAGATTCTGATGTCACGAAAGAATGGCGGTTTGCCTGTGGTGCCTGCTGTGTTGCCATCGTTGTAGGCTTCACCAATGTAACCCCAGTCGTTGACATTGCCAATGCGTTGACTGTCGTAGATGTCTCGATCATTGTAACCAAAGCCGGCTTGTCGCAGTGAACTTTCGCCATTGGTACCGTTGTTGTTGTTGGGGGACAAGTATCTTTGTGTGGGATCTTTGTAGTAATAACTCATGTAGTAGTACCACAACTTGCGATTCAAGTCATTGCTGGTGTCATGAAATGTCACATTGACGGGCTCATAATTGAGTTTTTTCTGTATGATTCTTTTGCGGTTGTATTGATTCAGAGTTTCCACATCAATACTGAATTTGGGTAGATCAATGGTTTTTACCGTAAGGCTCAGCATGGTTCTGTCCTCAGGGCTGAAGGCAGCGTTCAAAAAAGGAATCTCTGTAACATTCAGTGTGAAGCTGACATGAAAGAGAAACTTGTATCTAGGCTTGAGTTCGTAGGCGTTGGTGGTAAATGTACGGCTTGCGTGTTGATAATCACGCAACACACTGTTGCCTATGAACCCACCAACAAGTTGCTTGCCGAAGCTCTTGAAGTCTATGCCTTGGGTGACTCCTTTGAGGAAGTCTTGTCCAAATGCCATGTTTTAAACAGCCTGGCCTGCCAGGCCCAGGCCTGCGCCTGTTACTACATCGCCAAGAGTTCTACCAACAGTTGTACCAACTCCAGTACCTTCAGGTGTTTGGTTGGCGTTGTCGTACACAATGCTCATGGTTATTGATACTGGAGCATTTTCACTGTAGTTCAATGCACCGTAGTCAGCACCACTGAGATAGCAACCATACAATTCCCATGTTTCCAGCACCACTGGTTCATTGGCTCCGTTGCCACCGTCCAGTATTTCTACCTTGGTGGTGAATTTGTAATCAATGCCTGATGCAGCACTACTCATTTCCAAAAAGTCCATTTGCTTTTGCAGTTGCTCGCCAATTAACCTGCTGACTGCACCTGATGCATCATCACGAATTTCGCATGAGGTAGGTGCCCATGAGTGTTTGCCGGCCAGTTTGATTGTGGAATTGTAGATGGGAATTGGAATTTCCTCAAATGTCAAATTGGGGCGAGCAAAACTTATGACCTGTTTGGTCAGTTCGGTTCTTGGTGTACTCACACCAAAGTTTTCAAACATAACTCTAAAGCGATATTTGAGTTTGGGCATCAACAGACCTTGGGTGCTTGAACTTTGGTCACTGGCCAAGGGTACTGTCATTCTCTGTAATGATGAAACTGCCATTTGTTATTTCTCCTGTTGTTTTATTTACCTGAAATGGAGGCCCGGTTAAAGGCCCCCTGTTTCATCATGCTGCCACGCCTGAAATTTCTCCTGTGTTCTTGATACGCAGCGGAATGTAGATGAATTCCACGGCTTTCACAGGTTCAATAGCAATGTCTACATACAATTCGTTGCGGTCAATACGTGCAGGTGTGTTGTTGCTCAAATCACAAACCACCAAATAGTCATAGATAGCACGTTTGGCAATCAAGTCAATCATCAGACTGTTGATGGTGTTGGTGATTTCGTTACGAGTGATTTGATCATTGGGTTCAAACAAATATTGCTTGCCAATCTCTTCTAGTCGTCCACGCAAGAACACAA